AATCTCCTGAGGACATGGCCAAAGCTTACTCGGAGCTTGAGAAGAAGCTTTCCAAGGGTAAACAGGAAGTAACCTCCGAGGAAACCCAAGGTGCGGCCGAGGAAGCTGTGGAGGCCGCTGGTCTCAACATGGGTGACCTTCAAGCCGAGTACGACGAGAACGGGACCCTCTCTGAGGACTCCTACAAGGCCCTAGAGAAGGCCGGTATCTCGAAGTCGATGGTGGACACCTACATCGAGGGCTTGAACGCCCAGGCCACTCTCTACGGCCAGCAGGTGCGCTCTGTGGTCGGCTCGCAGGAAGACTACGACGCCATGATCGCGTGGGCGGCTGACAACCTCTCCGAGGATGAGATTGACGCCTTCGATGAGGCGGTGAACTCCTTCGATGTTAAATCTGCCAAGGCTGCCGTCTCCGGGCTTCATGCGCGCTATCAGCTTGCCGAGGGTGCCCCTCCGCAGCGCCGCTTGGATGGACGCGGGGTGGGTTCGGACACCTACGAGTCGCAAGCTCAGATCGAGGCGGACATGAACAATCCTCTGTACATGACCGATGAGGCGTTCCGACAGAAGGTCTACGCCAAGATGGCCCGGTCGAACATCTGATGGTGATGCGCACGTCCCCCAAGGGGGTCTGCGAGATTGCCGAGCATGAAGGTATCGTTGTTGCCCCCTACTACGACAGTGTGGGGGTGTTGACATGGGGTGTGGGGCACACGGCTGCGGCTGGGTACCCCGACCCCAAAGGTATCCCTATGGCGATGCCCAAGGATATCGACGGTGCCATCAGGCAGGCTATCCGCCTATTCTCTGACGATCTGCTGAAATACGAAGCTAGGGTGACCCAAGCCGTTAAGGTTCCTATCACCCAACACGAGTTCGATGCTCTTGTGTCGTTCGATTATAACACAGGCGGCATCTTCAAGGCCAACCTTACCAAGTCTCTCAATGCTGGTCTCAAGGGCAAAGCCGCCGAACAGTTCTTTGGCTGGCTCAAGCCCCCGGAGATTAAGAAACGCAGAACAGCAGAAATGAATCTGTTCCTGACGGGTGATTATGATTCCAACGGGGATCGCATCCCTGTATGGGGCACCAATGGTAAGGGCAAGCTGACTGGTATCATCAAGACCATCAGCAGCAAGGAGTTGCTCAAGGTTTTCCAAGAGGAGGCATTTGCCCCTCTCGACAGTAAACCCAACCTGATCCAACTCCTCCTTGAGTTTATCAAAAGGTTCCTCAAGAAATGATGCTAACAGAAGTCGTCATGCGGCTCCTTAGGCACATGCTAGTGCCTTTGGCAGTCTACCTCACCCAACACGGGTATCTACCTGAGGCTGCCCAAGGCGACTTCGTTGAGTTCATCATTATCGGCCTCGCATTTGTCGTTACTCTCGCATGGTCCTACCTGCGGGAAGTGACCGTGAGGGGTAGAGCGGTGAAGGACATTATCAATGGACCGCCTGACTAACATTATCACTGCCATCCTGTCTGTCCTTGGAATCTCTTTCATGGTGTTCAAATACGGACAAAGGGAAGGTGCTAAGGACTTGTCGAGGAGGTTGACCAAAGCTGACTCCAAGACCGCCAAGGAGACGGAGGCAAAGGTTGATGAAGCACAAGCTCGCAACCGTGCTGATGCTCGTCCTGTTGACGACCGCTTGCACTCCAAGGGTAGACTTCGGGATTGAGACAAGAAACACTTGGTGTGGGAAGTTGAACGAAACCCTCCCCACCTATTCGTCGCGGGACACCGAACAGACCCGCGTAGATGGTGATGCACACATAGAGACAATCTTCTCGCTGTGTCCCGAGTTGGACCCGAGGAAACCCAATGTCTTCTAAAAAGCGCGACTATCGAAAAGAGTACGACGAGTACCACGCAAAACCAGAACAACGGAGACGTCGATCTAGCCGGAACAAGGCTAGGCGTCTCATGATTAGGAAACATGGAAAGGCTGCGTTGAAAGGTAAGGAAGTAGACCACAAGGACTACAACGCCAACAACAACTCAGCCAGCAATCTCTCAATCAAGTCTAAGACTGCCAACAGAAAGAAGCAGCCTAAACGCAGTTGAGAAAGGCGGTGATCCTATATCTCCCGGTGCAGACAGCGGGTTATCTGTCTGCATAATAAGACCCCCCACGCCTCTCCTTTAAGGTCTGGTCACAACCAGCATAGCGAATGTGACGCCAGTGAAGCGCACCCTGGGGGGTTACTTACCTTCTCTGAGTGAAACTATGGTGAGACACCTTGCTAGGTGCTCAGGGATGACGATCCCTCTTAACCAACTTAAGTTTCCCCCTAAGAAAACCAAAAGAATATCGCAGGCCCCTTACGAGGGATAACCTGAGGAGAACTTCGGGTTTCCGAGTGGAGGAGACGACTATTCGGACATTGCTCCGATTTCGTTTCACTCGAAAGAGAAATCCTTATGGCTCAAACTACCTCGACCGCCGCCGCTATTCCGGCCGGTCCTACTTATGCTGACGGTCTTTACCTCAAAGTATTCTCTGGTGAAGTCCTCAAGACCTTCAACAAAGCGACGGTGATGAAGCCGCGCGTGACTGTCCGTACCATTAGCTCGGGCGTCTCGGCGCAATTCCCCGCCATCGGTAAGGCTGCGGCCGAATACCACAAGCCGGGTGATCTGATCGTCGGTCAGACCATCGCCAACGGCGAGAAGACCCTGACGATTGATGACCTGCTGATTAGCTCGGTCTTCATGTCGAATTGGGAGGAAGCTGTTAACCACTTCGATGTTCGCTCGGAGTACACCAACCAGATTGGTCAGTCGCTGGCGCAAGCCTACGACCAGCACCTGTTCGCTGTGGCCGCTAAGGCTGCTCGGGATGGTACTGCTGGTGCCGTTACCGGCATGGGTGCTGCGACTACGGACTGGATTGGTACCTCGCCCACGCTGAACACGCTTGTGGACGCGATCTACAACGCGGCGACGTACTTCGACCAGACCAACATCCCTCAGAACGACCGTGTGGTGTTCGTCACCCCGCAAGTTTATTGGGACCTGGTTCAGGATGGCCGCTTCCTCGACCGTGACTTTGGTAACCAGAACGGTAACCAAGCGTCGGGCGGTCTGATGCGCGCTGCCGGTTTCGAGATTATCCCCTCGAACAACCTCGCCATGAACTTCACCACGGACACCATCCAAGGCAAGCTGGGCGCTTCGGGGCATAGCAAGTACTCCGTGGATAATACCTCGGGTATTGCTCTGGTTATCCAGAAGCAGGCTCTTGGCTCGCTGCATCTGATGGATGTGTCCACCGAGAAAGAGTACCAGATCAACCGTCAGGGTACGCTTGTCGTGTCCAAAATGTCGGTTGGTCATGGCGTTCTGCGCCCGGAGTGCATTCGTCTGATCGCTGCGGAAACCGATCCTTCGTAATCTAATACGGCCTCTCCTTCACGGGAGGGGCCTCCTTCTATGGAGGAATATTAACGGCTTTCAAACTTAGCTAAGACACTCTGTATGCTGTGCAGGAACTCGGTACGTTTGCCGATGAAGCTGCTCTTGTTGCGGAGGAACATGAAGCTGTACTCGCTGTAGCAGCGGAACATGAAGATGTCCTCGCTGTAGCGGCGGAACGTGAAGATGTACTAGCTGTAGCGGCGGAACGTGAAGATGTACTCGCTGTAGCGGCTCTCGCCGCCGTGGTCAATGAACTCCTGGCCATTGGCGCCGCCAAGCTACCCGACCTACCCGAATACGCGGACGATACCGCAGCGGGTGTTGGCGAGCTTGAAGCGGGGGACCTCTACCGCACCGCCACCGGTGTTGTCATGGTCAAACTCTGATTTTACCTGGGGGGCCATTATTGGTCCCCTTTTTTCAACTACAGGTACTCTACCAATGAATGAGGCTCCGCTTACGGAACTCGACGCTATTAACGTCATCCTTGGCAATATGAGCGAGGCTCCGATTTCCAGCTTGGAAGGGAGTCTTCCTTTGGATGCTCTTAAAGCACGAGGAGTCCTGACTGAGGTTTCTGTCGCCACGCAATCGCGTGGTTGGTACTGGAACCGTGAAACCACTACTCTCGCCCCCAACGGTCAAGGTAAGATTCCTCTCCCGAACAATACCCTAGAAGTTAAGGGTGGGTTTGGTCCAATGAGGTACGGCATCCGCTCCGGCTTCCTTTACCGTATTGAAAAAAACAACAACGGTGACAAGTTCACCGAACCTCAGAGTGTAGAACTCACTCTGTATCTTCCCTTTGAAGACCTCCCTACGACTGCCAGACGTTATGTCACTGTGCGATCTGCCCGTATCTACCAAGCCCGAGAGCTTGGGGACCAGGTGCTTCTACAGAACGACACTACCGAGGAACAGATCGCTTGGGCCGACCTTAGGGCCGAGGATAACGCGAACTCCAAGCGCAACCTCAAGCAAGCCTACAGCGTCTCTATGGTCACTGAGCGCCACACGGTTCTGCGGGGCTACTGATGCCAGCCGTCAGTGGTGTGATCCCCAACCTGATCGGGGGCCTCTCCCAGCAGCCGCCTGCGGCTCGCCTAGAGAACACTGTGGGTGTCCTGAGGAATGCCGTCCCGTCCGTTGTGTCGGGCCTCAGGAAGCGCCCACCGTTCCGCTATGGCGCTACCTTGGGCACTGTCCCCGATGGTGGCTTCACCGGCTTCATCCATGAACGGTCGAGTAACGAAATCAAGACGATCATGGTCGAGAAGAATAGCGGTGCTTATAGCGTCAAGGTTTATGCAGAGGATGGATCGTCCGAGACGGTAACGATGGCCCCCGGCTCTGATGCGTACCTTTCAAGTTTGGACCTTGAGGAAGACATTGGGTTCATGCCCGTGGGCGACTCGGTGTTCATCTTCAACAAGACCAAGGTTGTCGCCAAGACAAACCCAACGGAAACCCGAGATAACCCTGACAACCAGATTACCTTTGTTGTAACCAACGCCGGGACCAACGCTGATTACTCTCTCTCCATTGAGAACGAGGATGGCACAACGGTTCAAACGGGAACGCATAAGACACATAACACTGATCCTTCGAGATTTGGTGATATTCTCGATAAGCTCCTTATCTCGTTCAATACCTCTGGAACCACCAACGATGGCAATAGCCTCCCCTCTATTCTGAACAGCTACATCATGGGTAACGTGATGATTGTTCCAGATGCCGAGGATTGGAAGATCAAGCTCTATGAGTCCTCCGGGCTTGTGAGCGTGTACAAGCGGATTGTTAACAAGTTTACCAAGCTACCGATCTATGAGGTTGATGGACGGCTGGTTCAGATTGCAGGCGACCCTGAGGAAACCGCAGATTCCTATTGGGTGTACTTCGATGAAGACGCCCAGCTATGGAAGGAAACCGTGGGCTATGACGCTCAGGAAAGTCTGGATGCCACTACCATGCCCCATATCCTCAAGGATAACGGGAATGGCACATGGAGCTTCGGCCCCCATGTGTGGGGTTCTAGGGAAGTCGGGGATGATGAGACAAACGCCACCCCGTCCTTTGTTGGCTACACCATCAAGGACCTGTTCCTGATCAGCAACCGTATGGCGATCCTCTCCGATGAGAACATGATCGTCTCCGAGGTAGGTAACTTCGAGAACTTCTACCGAACGACCTGTACGACGCTCCTTAGCTCCGACAGGCTCGACGTAGCGGCCCTCTCGTCTACCGACAGGATCAACAGGTTGTACCACGGTATCGAGTTCGATGATCGTATGCTCATCTTCTCTGATCGAGCGCAATTCCGCTTGGATAACTCCAACGGCCTCGATAAGGATACCATGAACCTTAGGCTCTCTACGGCATTCAATGCTTCGACCTTGTGTAAACCTGTGCGGTCTGGATCGAACATTCTCTTTGTCGATGACGCCGATAACTCGGCTTGGGCGGACATTCGGGAATACTCGGTGGACGCGGTTGTGGGTGTGAACAGTTCGGAAATCATCACCAAGCAGGTTCCAGAGCTAATCGCTACGGGTGTGGTCAAGATGATCACCAATAACACCCTAGGGACAACCTTTGTAATCACCCGTGGTGACCGATCTAAGTTGTTCATGCACTCGGCTTACTGGTCGGAGGCTAGACGCCTTCAATCCGCATGGGCTGAGTGGGATAGTGATAACTGCGAGTTCCACACAGGAACGTTCGTTGGGAACCGCTTCTGGACCTTGGTTAACCGCAACGGGACTATGATGCTTCTTTGGGTTAACCTACAGGAAACCGTGGAAGGAGACTTCGACGGTATCGAAATTCTTCTCGATAAGCGGGTGGAGCAAGCCAGCGTAAGCTATGACGGTTCGGATAGCACCGTTACCCTTCCGTACCCCACCATTGATGGTGAAACCTACACGGTAGTTCTCACTGAGGATGGTGTGGACAAGGCAGGGACGCTTTACAACACCGAGTACACCACAGGGCAAAACACCTTGGTTGTACCTGATGTTGACCTGACGTCTACCGCATTCATGGTCGGAACGACTTATAGGTTCCACTTTGAACTTTCTCCAATTTTCATCAGGGACGATAATAAGGTTCCGGTCCAAGACGGGCGGTTGCAAGTCAGGTACGTTTCATTCCTGTTCCATCTGTCCTCGATCTTCGACGTGTTCGTTAAACACCCAGGGCGACCCGAGTTTACCTCACGGTACACTGGTCGAATCTTGGGGAGACTCTCAAACACCTTCGGGGATGTTGTCGTTGATGACGGTGAGTTCCGGGTACCAGTTTCAGGGGATTCTCAGGAAGTCCAGATTTACGTGATCAACGATAGTCCCTTCAACTGCCGCTTCTCCTCGGTCGAGTGGGAAGGGGTATGGAGACCTAGAACGAAAAGGTTGTAATGGACAAATACCTTCGAGACCTCCGTGAGGGGGACTTGGAGTATCTCGCAGAACACCTAAGGCAAGCTGACAAGGATGAAGTACTGGCTAGCTCGGCCAGCCCCCTTGAGGCTCTGCAAGAGAGTGTTAAGTTGTCCTACTTCGTTAAAGTCATGGACGTCTCAGGTAAACCTTTGGGTATACTTGGGGCGTCCAGCTTCCAGGACTCGGATCATGCGATCTGGGCGTTGGCTACGGACGAGGTACAGGAGCACTCCAAGAAGTTCCTGAGATATTCTAAAGAGTGCATCAAGATGCTTTTCGAGGTTTCTGGTGCGACACGATTGGTGAACTTCACCTATTCTAAGAACGAGCTTCATCACAAATGGCTAGAGTGGTGTGGGGCGGTAATTCTCCGTACACCCATTCCCGTTGGTCCACATGGAAAGACGTTCTTTCCCTTCTTCATTGAAAGATTGAAATATGTGTGACCCTATTACGATGACGGTCATGGCTATCGGCCAACAGGCGCTTCAAATCAGTTCGGTGAACAAGACTGTTGAAGCCCAAGCTGAAAGCGTCAACAACCAACTTCAACACGAATACCAACAGGCTGCTTACGATCACCGTGAGCAGGCCGAAGCTGCGCTCGATGAAGGCTATAGGTCCGAAGTCGAGAAGCGTCAGGCTGTAGGTAAAGCAGCCGTCAAGAATGCTGCCCTTGGCATCCGAGGGACTACCGCAGCGGAGACGTTGGCTGAGGAGCTTCAAGTCGGAAACTATAACGTCGCTACCGCTAAGGATCGACGGAGCAATGCCGACACGGCTTACCGGCTTGGTACTGGTCAAAGCTTTGCCGGTGCCACTAATCAAGTCAAAACCATCAAAGCCCAATCCCCATCTATGTTTGAATCCATTCTCTCGATGGGTGCGGCTGGCTTGGGTGGTTACATGTCGGGAATGCAGTACAACAAATCAATGTCTGGCGTTCCTGATTCAGTCAAGAGATAAGGTACATTCATGGCTCAACAACAGATGCGTAGCTCGGGGGGCTATGCTCCCCTTAGAGTACAACGCACGTTTCACGCTATGGATGATGGGCGTGGTGCCCGTGCGGCTGCCCTAGCGGAAAGCCTTGGGGTCATCATGAACACGGTCCCTCAGATTGCCAAGATGGAGGGCGACAACGCTTTCGAGGCGGGGATGAGGGCCAGGATTGATGGCGTCCAGCGTGAGAACTCTCAGACGGCCAACAAGTCCATGCTGGGGTTCATGTTCTCCCAGAGGGCGCGTGATGGCTTCGACTACCAAGATGCCCAGCTAGAACTTCCCCTGTTGCAATCGGAGGAACTCCTGGACATGGAGTCCCGCCTAAGGGAGTCCCGCAACCCCGAGGACTTCCGAGCGTACATCGCAGAGCGTGACGCAGCTATTCAACAGCGTCTCGAAGGTAAGTCGGACATGTACCGATACACCGTCGCTGAGGCTCTGATGAAGACCCGTGAGGACCACGCCAAGCTGTTCACTCAGTGGGTGGTCAGCAACCGTGGTGCAGATAGAGCGGCTGCGGCTAAGGCTGCGGCTAAGGCTGCGGCTGAGGCCCAGGCTGTCCGCGAGGAGGCCGCAGAGCTTGAGTCGAGCGCCCTTGCTCGTGGTGTCGTGGTTGATGGTGAAACCCTCTCGACCTCAGGTACAACCGTAAGCTCACCTTCGGCTGCCTCTAGCGGCTCCGTAGGTGGTGGTGGTGGTGGTGGTTCAGCCTCTGTCGAAGGTGGTGGTGGTGGTATCTCGGTTACCGGGACGGCTTCTGTCGGTACTGGAACGGGGGGACCCCAAGAGGTACCCCAAGAACAACCTAGGTTGATCCCCGCTCCACCAAATCCCGCCCAACTCACTTCCCAAGCGTGGGAGGAGTATGTCACTTCTGCGCCTGCCAAGTTTGGTATTACGACTAAAGAGGCGAAGGAAAACCTCCTAGAATCGTATATCAACAGGGCGGATGAATTAAATGATGAGCGCAGTCTAGAACATATCCCCCGAAACATCCTTAACAACGATCAACATAAGAAACTAAATGCGGCTATCGACACGATCCGCAACCAGAGGCTTTCTCGTGAAGCGGAGGATGCTGCCGCGCAGAGTGCTGATGCTAAAGCACAAGCGGCTGCGATTGAGGGGGCTGGTAAGGCTCTAGAGACTGACGTTTCAACTCAGGTTGCCCTCAGGCAGATGACTACGCAACAGGCGATCAATGAACTTCGTTCTGATCCGTTCTATAGGGACAACCCCGAGGAAGCGGCTAAGGCTATTGATCGTCTCAACAAGATAAACAACGCTTATAGCGATCCGGCTATGGAAGCCTTCGACATTAATCAGTTCCAAGAACTCGTTATTCGGAGGGTTTCTCAGGGTCACATTGATGGTGTTGAGGAAGCTTTAAAGGAAACCCTTACGCTTGTGGCCAGCGATGCTGGTCGGGCCAAGATTGTTGATATCTACATGAACGCTGAGAAGTGGGCGCGGGATCAAATCTTCGATGGGCTTAAGGACGTCCAAACGGATATCACCCAGACGTTCCCCTCAGGCATCGGACAGTCCGAACAAACGGTCGCTGGGTTCATGTCGGGTCAACCCGTCAAGCAATCCTACCCACCCGAAGCTGCTACTCGTGTTCAAGCCGAGTGGGAGAAGCATATGATTGGTCTTTCGGGTGACTGGTACACAGCAAACCCGGATATGCCTAGTATGCCTCACGCTACAAAACTTGAAATCGCTGCCCAAGCATACAATCTCGCGGTTGAGTGGGGGCAACGCAGATATGGCGGTGGAGGCGGTACCCCCAGCGTTAACGCTACACCGCAAGAATCTGCCGACTACCTACGGTCTATTGCAGGAGATTAACATTTGGAAAATGATTGGTTCGCCCAACAACTGAGGTTCGACCAAGTAGAGAAGCTCAGAAATGAGGCTGAGAAGAAGCCGGATATCGGGGCGCACATTCAGATTCTGACTGGAAATGACCCTGAGTTAACCCAACGTATTCTTAAAGGCCCCTCCGAGGACGACATTGAGGCACTCAAAGATTCTGCCGAAGATGATCCCATTCGGAGGGGTTTCGATAAGGTGTGGGGTATCGGTGCCGCAGAGCACTATGAGAACCAGAAGGACCTCTGGGATCACCTTCTGGAAATCCCCGGTGCCGTTGTAAGAGGCGTTGCCGAGGCTGCCGCTTCTGGTGCTGAAACTGCGGTCAATACACCCTCCGAAGTCTACAACGCTCTTGATGATCTTGGCCTCAATATTGTGGGGCCGTTGTTCGGCCTTTCGGCTGAAACTATCCAAGCCGATAGTGAACGCCGAGCCGCTGCGATCCGAGAGAACAAGGTGGAGTGGGACGCTGACACGATCCTCAGGGGCGCTATCTCTGCCCCGGAGACGATGACTGGTCAGATGACCGAAGGCATCGTTCAGTTCGCCGCCCCGTTCTTCACGGGGTTGGGCGCTACGTCAAAACTAGGCCTCCTAGCCAACGTTGGTAAGAAGGGCCACCTTCTTGCAGCCACCATTATCGGGGCTGTCACTGACTTCACCTTCTTTGATGCGGATGAACCTCTGATCACTACCGCGCTTGCTGACTACTTCAACGTGGAAAGCGAAATCGTTGATAATTACCTTAGGTTTGATGAGGACGATTCCGACTTCTCTAAACGGATTCGGAGAGCCGCCGAAGGTACGTTGATTGGTGGTGCTTTAGATATCGCAATGATGGGTGTTGGCGCAGCGTTCCGCAAGGTACGCTCAGGGAAGATCGACGCACCCACCGCAGCCAAGGAAATCGAGCAAATCCTTAACGACCTCGATCCTGCGGATATCGCTCTCGACGGGAAGGTTGTGCCCGAGAACCTGGACGAGGTTCCCCTGTGGCACTTGGAGTCCAGGCCCCTCAAAGAGGCCGTGGAAGAGGCCGTGGAGGCCGCTCCTGCTGCTGAGGCTAGGGCAGGTGCCGAAACTGTAGAAGGTGCCTCACAGGCTGCTACAGAGGCTCCTACAGAGGCTCCTAAAGACGTAGAGACTCCTCCGGTTATCGAGCAGCTTCCCCCGAAGTACGCCGAAGCTGCCGAAGCTAACGGCATCCCAGCCGAAGCTGTTCTCCCCACCCCGGCTGAACACCAGAGAGCTATCGCCATCGCAAAGCGTGTCTATATCGCGGCTCGTGATATCGACGCCACGAAGGCTTGGGAGTCTGTTGCGGGTGCACTTAGGGAGTTCGCAGATACACTCGGGGAAGCCTCGGTGCGAACCGTGGATGAACTCTCGGTAGCTGTTAAACCCTACTACGACCAGGTGGCGAAGTGGGTGGATTCAGGTGACATTGATTCTCTGACCAAGTTCGCCAATAGCAACTACGCCAACCCGACCGATCTCAAGCTACGTTCTAGTGCGCTCCACTTGATTGCCCGCTCTCTACGTCAACAGACGGACAAGATGGCTGATATTTATGATGCCATGAGAGACGCAGGGAAGCTCGGCTCGCATGATGAAGCAGTCATGCGTGACGTCCTCCATCAGCAAATCCAGTTTGCGATGGAAGTTGAAGCTCTGCACACCAACCTGCGGTCCTTCGCAGGGGCCTTCCTAGGTCAGGGGGCGGGTCATATGGACGTTCTTAGGGTCATGCAGAGGCAGCTTAAGGAAGCTGGGACTGCTGCCAAGGCTGCTGGTAAGGATGCCAAGGAAGTCAAGAAGGCGCTGCGTAGTGCCAAGAAGGAAGCTGTAGAGAACCTCAGGAGGGACCTCAAGGCCCAAGCTGGTGCTGGCAACAAGTCCTTCGCGGCGAAGAAGTATCGTGAACTGGTTAAGGAGGGGGTTGACCCTCTGGTTGCCTACAAGCATGTCAAGGCTATCGCAGCGGAAGCTGATTATCAGGGCGTAAACCTGAATGCGAAACCCCATGAAGTCCAGCCTAGGGATGCTACAAAACTAGGTGAAAGCGCGCAAAGAGGCGTTGACCTAGAGGAGAAGAATATCCCTAGGCTTTTCCGTGGGTTGGAACAGTGGCGCTACAACGCTATGCTCTCCGGTTTCAGGACACATGAAACCAACTTCCTTTCTGCATTGTGGCAGATGACCTCAAGAATTGCCTATGAGGCTGCTTGGGGTGCCGTTCGGGTGGATCGCTCTCTAGTACTCGGGGCGGGAAGGAAGTTTGCCGGGATGACGATGGGTATGCGAGAATCGGTTAGATATGCATTCAAAGCTTATAAAGAAATGAAGCCCGTCATAGACGAGGTTACAGCCTTTGAAAGATTTGACCCTGTATATAGAAACCACTTTCTGACGTATCCCACTAGGATTATGCTCGGCTCGGACCAGTTCATCAAGCAGCTTACCTACCGTGGTGAAATCAGAGCACAAGCACTGCATGAAGCGGACATGGCCGGGCTTACTGGTGCCAAGCGTCAAGCTTACCTTGACAAGAAGCTGAAAGATGCTTTCACAGAAGGTGGGGCAGCTACCGACATGTTGGCTCTTAACAGGTCCAATGAAGTCACCTTCCAGAAGCACTACGATCCTAACTCAAAGTATTTTACGGACAGGGCCATAGCTGCCACGAACGAGGCTTTCTCAAACCACTACCTAGGGCGGTTCGCATTTCCGTTTATGCGGATTATGTTCCGTTTGACTGAGGATGGTATCAGGCTCACACCGGGCCTGAGGGATGGCCTGAGCCTTGGGTGGAAACTTCTGGATTCCTCAGGTGTGGATACAGGCGGCTCTAAGTTCTACGACGAGCTTATGGGTAAGCACGGTAAACAGTATCAAGCCAAAGCGGCTGGTGAGTTTGCCGTGGGTGTTGCTTTGACCGGATGGACTATGGCGTTGGCTATGGAGGGAAGGATTACAGGCTCCGAAGAAGGTATCTACCTTAACGACCTTCTTGAGGAGAAAATTCAACCTAGACACACTATCCGGTTTGGTGAAGGGGACGACGCCTACTTGTTCGATTACAGTAGGTTTGAACCTCTGGCCTTCCCAATGAAGTTCTACGCAAACCTCCTGTCCATCATTAAGAAAGAGCATGATGCCGCAGATCGTGGGGAGCGGGAAAAGTGGGAAGGGGATATTCTGGAATATATCGGAATGTTCTCCTACGCCTTCGCTCGGCAGGTAAGTAGCAACTCCTTCATGGAAAGTATGGAGAGTTTGATTGAGGCAATGGAAACGTCTTACGACGATAGCTCCGCTCGGTTGCAACCTGTTCAGTCTATCTTGGACTCCTACATTCCTAACATCGTAAAGAAGCTTAACGCCGCCTTCGATGACAGCGGCGACACCTACTATGCCAAGCCCCTTACTTGGGATGCCTTCGCTAGACACTTTTCTTCTATTCTAGATATGGAAAGTGTTGACAACCAGAGAAATCTCTTTACAGGCGAGAAGAAGGTTCAAACTGAGTATGATGATATTTCGGGCTTTACCAGCTTTGTTGGTAAGCCTGTGTATCGTGACCCGGTAATGGAAATGTTGGACCAAGCTAACTACCATACCGGCATCCAACCCAGACTCACGCATCCTACTGGATTTGGGTTTCCCGGAGTTGACCTCAGGGACGTCCCGCAAGACGGCGGCGGTCGCTCCCTCTATGATCAGTACCTGGACGTGTTCTCCAAGGTCACCGACGCAAACGGAATGACCTACCGAGACCGTATGACGGTGTTGGCCGAGCAACTTGGCTCTGTACCCGAAGAAAAACGATGGGGCAACCATCTGTTCAAGGGTGCTGCCGCTGAGGCTATCTCGAAGATCAAGAACGAGTTCGAGGGCTACGCTAAGCTATGGATGGAGAACAACTCGAAGTCCTACGGGATGCTCCACAGCGGTAAAGCCGCTGGTGAGAGCAGACAGAAACGTAGGGATTCCGAAGTTTTAGAGTTCTTCCGCTCCAACCAATAACTACAAGGATAACCATTGGCACTTTCCTTTGAAGTTTACCCCGGACTATCCGGGGCCGTTACTGACTTCGCTGTGCCATTCGGTTTCATCAATCGCTCGCATGTGACTGCCGATGTGGACGGGGTTTCGGCCCCGTTCGCTTGGCTGAGCGATAGTATGATCCGAATGGACTCGGCTCCGGTTGGTAACCTCACGATCAGGCGGACGACGCCAAACACAGATACCATTGTGGAGTTTGCTGATGGTTCTACTCAGTCAGCACAGCTTCATAACCAACAGAACAAGCAACTCCTGTATGTCACTCAGGAGACGGTGGACGCTGCCGTTCTTAACCTCGCCGGTGACGGTGTGGAGTGGGATGCAGAAGACCTCCCTATTAAAAATGTGGGAACGCCTGTTGATGCTAAGGACGCTGTAACCAAGCAGTACGCCGACACGATCATTGACAACGGCTTGAGCGCAATCACTAACGCCAAGAACTCTGCGGTCGAATCCGTGGAACAGGCCGAGGAAGACGCTCTTAATGCGATCAATCCCTTGGTGAATGCGGCTGCGCTTAGTGCTGGTAATGCCTTTACCTCGGAGCAGAATGCTTATACTTCGGAGCAGAATGCGTATGAGTCGGAACAAGCGGCTGCACAGAGCGCCGAAGCTGCCGCCACGTTTGACCCTGACTTGTTCCTGGCCCTTGATGGTGTCCAGACGGTCACCGGCTTGAAGACGATCAACATCGCACGACAGCCGATCCAAACGGTATCCACAGCTTCCACGGTAACACTCGATTTGGCTACCGCCAACCGTTTCGAGATTGAACTGGACCAGTCTTTGACTATCGGGAACCCCAGCAACGCAGTTGCGGGGCAGTCGATCATGATCATTCTTAGGCAGGATGCTACTGGCAGTCGCTTGGTATCTTGGGGCAGCAACTGGAAGTTCCCGGACGGCACCGCGCCGACGCTCTCGACCGATCCAGGCGCCATCGACGTGATCGTAGGCGAGGTAACTGCGGCTGACGAAATCATCTGCAATGCGGTCACGGGGTTCGCCTGATGTTTCCTAGCTTCATGCTCGCCTCATATACCGTTCGGGACACAACGATTTATCTGGCGTCGGACAACGATACGAGCCTGATCAGTGTGGGTGATGTACTGATCCTCTATCAGTTGCAGATCCGTTACGGGGTAAACGCTGCGCCCGAACCTGTCTCCGGCTGGACGAATATTTTGAACGGACACTTCTACGCAGTCCAAGGGGGGACGGGTGGCTCAGCAGGTTACCGCATATCTTGGAAGATCGCGGAGGCTTCGGACATTGGAAGCAACCCAGGTGGGGTTTCCCGGCACAAGGTCTTCGCGCTCAGGGCATACGACAACAAGCCTCTTTCCGTCGAGGTTCTCACGGCCGGAACATTCGCCACGGAATACGACAAGCCCCCTGTGGCATTCGTCTATACGGGCGGCGCAGCCGCTGCCTTTGTCACACCGGCACCCCCCTCGGGAACTCTGAATGCTGGAACTAAATCCGCCCATTTCGGACAGAGAATGACAGGACAAACTGCTGGGGATAACCCCACAACCTTCTACGCTGCCGTGTCTGGTTGCGTCTGGGAAGGCGACTTTCACCCGGACAGCGTTACCGGAACCAATGCTTCGGGGATGACCGGGCGCTTTATCAAGATCAAAGGAGCCTAAGATATGGCTTTCTATACCACAGGCGATGGGCAGGTCCTCAGCGATGAGCGGCCATACCAAGGACCGGATGGCACGAAATATCCGGCAGGCTGGCTCAAGGGCCTCGAACCTGTAGAGCTAACGGCACTCGGACTTGAACCGTATGAACCGCCCCAACCAACACCCCAAGAACTCCTAGAGCAACATAGAGCAACCCTAGTGTGCTCCCCGCTTCAAGGAAAGCTTGCCCTGGGTGAAACCGAGTGGCTACGAGTGGAAGCACTCCTAGAAAGCCCCGAGACACCTTGGGCTATGCGACAAGCAATCCTCTCGGCAATCGAGTGGAAACGAACCTCCCAGATGATCACCGAACTTGCGTGGGTCATGGGATACACTGATGAGCAGGTTGATGCTCTCTTTGAGGTAGCTATGGCTATCTCTGTGTGAACTTAGGGACACCCTATGGCAAAATCTAACCGGGCAGGAAATGCCCGAAACAGTTCCAACACCCGCCGCGTTGGTGGCTCTAAACGTTCGGGACTTGGTATTGGCGAATTCATTGCCGACAAGGCTTACTCGCTGATCAAAGGTAACTCTACCAGAGGGCGGGGAACCTCTACCCCAACTGCTCGACGTGCAACCCGGAGAGCGCGCTAATGGCTCTAAATACCCCTCTTGCGCGCTTTGATGCCGCTACGACCTTTCGCATCCCTTTCAATAGTCCAGTCTGCACCCTTCTTGTCGATGCTAACAGCGGAAACGTGAAGGTTGAGGTTCTCATGGATGAGGAGGAAGAAGCATGGCTGACGTACGACACCTACACTCAGGACAGTATTATCAAGCTCGATTGTAACGGCTGTGTCGTGAAGATCACGCCCTCCGGTGGTGCCTACGCGACCCTTGTGAGGCCGTAATGGCATTCGCAAGGCCGTTCGCAAGAAACGCCAAGACTGCCCCGATTCCATTCGGGGTGGTCCTTGTGCCTACACCTGACCCTGAGCCTGAGGAGTTTGACGCCGACGCTCTCGCCTTTCTGACTGCTGTGGAAACTGCCGATGGTGAGGAACTTGAAGCCGGTGTGAAGTCCTTGGTGAACGGTCTTGTGGTTAACCTTAAGTCTGACGGGTTGTGGTCCAAGATCGACCAGTGCGGGCTAATGGTCGGAGCTAAGACACTCGCTGGTGCCTGTGTGACTCTTAAGGGAGACCCCCTACAGAGCGTCACCGCCTTTGTCGAGGATGACTACAGTAGAACCCTTGGTCTCAAGGGTGATGGCGAATCCAAATGGATGAATGCTGCGATGACCACGTTCTCCCAGAACGATGCTCATATGGCTGTATTCTTGGGAGAGGCCCACTCGACTAACGATGATGTTGGCCGATGCTTCTTCGGGAACAACAACAGTTCCGGTGGGTCCCGTTTGAACTACCACAAGACTAACCGACGCCCGGTGATCAACGGAGCTAGCGAGAAGGTCAACGCTGGTACGGACTTCAACGCCTCGCTTTATGGTGTCAGCCGAGCGAACGCCACCGAGTTCCAAGAGCACTATAATGGGACCACAGCCACCTTTGAGGAAGCTTCGGTTGCACCCTCTGGTAACGGTCTCCGGGTCTTCGCCCGGCAGTTCGGCGGTGGCGGTGCCAACAGCTACACATTCGCACGTCTAGCTTGGTGGAGTCACGGTGGTGCCATTGATCTCAGCACACTTGATGCTCATCTTTCGGCCTTCATGTCTGCACTGCAATCTGAACTATCGTGAATTAATTGGACAATCAAACACCACTCCTCCCCATTCTAATCGACATTAAGGGCCAATTGGGATCATTAGAGGGTAAATTAGACGCCCATATTGAAGCTAGACGCAAATCCGACGAAAGGGTTGACTCCATCGAGGATAGAGTTACCAAAATTGAGCACGGTAGAGCTAGAGAAGCTGGTGCCCTGCTGGTAATTGCGTCTGCAATTTCATACTTCATGAGTTGGATAGTTTAATAATGGATATGGAACTTCTTCAACAACTTCATTCCGCTATTCCTAAGGAACTACTCCGTCGAATTACTGATGGAGAGGCTACCGCAGCAGACCTTTCGGTTGCCGTGAAGTTCCTTAAGGACAATGGAATTGATTGCTATGGTGCCGAGAACCCCGCTGTGAGTTCCCTCGCAGACCGGATGCAGTTTCCCGTGGGTGATGACGACGAAGATCGTGTCATCCCCATGCGGCGCTGAGAGGCCCGTACAGGGCCGTCTACAGAGGCGGCTACCCGTACACCCAAAAAGGCAGGAGGGGCACTCCAGGGCGCTCCTAGGGCCTCCTAGGGCCATCCTAGAGTCCCCCCTCCCCCTGAATAGGACAGAATGACCACGAAATCACCCAAAAGGGACCCTCTGCTTCACTTCGAGAACTTCCTGTACCTTGTGTGGAAGCACCTACGGCTCCCTGACCCTACACCGATTCAATATGACATTGCGAGATTCCTTTCTGACCACTCCAATTCGCGTATCTGCATTGAGGCATTCCGTGGAGTGGGCAAATCGTGGGTTACATCGGCCTATGTGCTGTGGGAACTCTATAGGAACCCGCAATTGAAAATCATGGTTGTCTCCGCTTCCAAGAATAGAGCGGATAACTTCACGACATTTACATTGTCGTTGATTAATGAGATTCCCGAACTACGCCATTTGCGACCCAAAGCGAACCAAAGGTGTTCCCGAGTTGAATTTGACGTAGGCCCCGCCGCCCCCGACCAGTCCCCCTCTGTGTTTTCGCGTGGCATCGACTCCCAGCTTACAGGGGGCCGTGCTGATATCATCGTATCTGATGACGTCGAGGTAATGAACAACTCGATGACGGTTGAGAGACGCGATTTGCTCCAAGAGAAACTCAAGGAGTACTCAGCTATTCTCAAGCCGTTCGACCCTGAGCGTCACAAAGGAGACTTTGCGCCTAGGATCGTGTACCTAGGAACCCCTCAGACCGAGGACTCTATCTACAACAAGCTGCCTGAGACCTTCGTGAAGCGTGTGTGGCCCGCACTTGTCCCGACAAAGGACGAGATTGACGGGTACGGCAAAGACCTGGCCCCGGTGATCAAGGCCATGTACGACAAGAAGGCTTACGGTACACCCACGGACCCCCAGAGGTTCGACAAGGAGGACCTGATCGACAGGCGAGCGGAGTATGGTGCGGCTGGTTTCCAGTTGCAGTTCATGCTTAACACCCGTCTTAGCGACGAGGATCGCTATCCGTTGAAGGTGAAGAACTTGGTGATTGCCGAGGTTCCACCCGAGGAAGCCCCTATGGACGTCTATTGGATGCCCAACCCGGACAGGCAGCTACGGGACCTCCCGAACATGGCGATGGGCGGGGATCATTACTTCTCTGCGGCTGGGTTCTCGCACACCTTTGCGAAGTACCAAGGGCGTGTCCTCGCCATTGACCCCTCAGGGCGAGGGGCAGACGAGACCGGTTACGCGGTATTGTATCAGTTGAACGGGTACCTCTGGTGCCCTGCGGCTGGTGGTCTACCCGGTGGGTACGACGATGCCACCTTGGAGAAACTTGCGGATATCGCTCATCGCCACAAGGTGAACGCGGTGATCTACGAGAGTAACTTTGGGGATGGTATGTTCGGTAAGCTCCTTGAGCCGGTGCTGTTCAAGAAGCACCAGTGCCTTGTCGAGGAGGTACGACACTCCATCATGAAGGAAATGAGGATCATCGACACCCTTGAGCCGGTTATCTCGAACCATCGCCTCATCATCGACCCGAGCGTGATCAAGGCGGACTATGATTCCGCCCAGAAGTACGAGGGAGAAATGAGGAGGGCCAAGACACTCATCCACCAGATGACCCGCATCTGTAGGGAGAGGGGTGCCTTGAGGAAGGACGACCGCATCGACGTTCTCGCTATCGCTGTGGCCTACTTCGTGGACGTCCTCAACCAGGACGCAGAAAAGAAGGAGCAAGCGGAGAGAGCGGAGAGGATGGTCGAGGAGCTTAGGAAGTACATGAAGAACGCCCTAGGGTCTAACCCTAAGAAGAACCGCAAGTGGGCGACAAGGTAAGGATGGTTCCGCTAGCGAAAATATTTTTCCATCCACCCCTTGAAAAACGACGACCGAGTACTATATAAGTATACTTAGAGTATACTATAGGTTCTCCTCAGGTTCCACTTAGGGTTCTACCCAAGGTCCTACCTGAGGCTCTCCTATAGTTACCCTAGGTTCTACTTGGGTTGTTTATATATAATAATCATCATTGTATATCTACCTAAGTAAGACTATAGGTTACCGTAGGTGTACCTGAGGAAGGCCCTTAGTTAGCCGGTGTTTGCCCTTAGGTATACTTAGAGAGGGGAGGGGGTGTGGTAGCTCTCTCCTCTCTCGTCTTTGTCGCCAACACTGTCGGTGTACCTGTGGTATGCCCCTAGGAGGCTCTAGGAGGGCCGTAGAGGCCCTAGGAGGGCTTAGGGTAGCCGTGGGTAGCTCAGGGTGTACTTGGGGTTCCTAGGGTGCTCTCAGAGGCTCTCAGGGCATACCCGAATATTTCACAAAAAATGTGAACCCCTTATAACGGTGGGGCGCACCTGGGGTTCCCCCATGCCCCCCTAGGGAAAACCCGCAGACAACCCGAAGCATCCCGTCGCCCATCTGGCACGGATCATGGCACAACCTAGGGCTAACCCATTGAAAACATTAGGTTCCACAAGGATATACTATCCGTTGTGGGCGGGGTGGCATGGGGGTGACGCTAGGTAAACATAGGGTTTTCTGCATGTGTGCCCTATGTGTGCTCTCCCACATTTTAACATTCGTATATCTGAATGCATCCTGGGGTTCACCTAGGGCAAGCCGAGGGCAGGCATGGGGGCAAGCCGAGGGCAGGCATGGGGGCAGGCATGGGGGCAGGCATGGGGGCGCACCGCGAGAGGGATAGATATACACACACGCGATACGCGCGGGTTTGATGTGAGAAAATGCATCCGACCTGAAATTAAGGGCTTGCAATCCGATAGCGGAACGGTATGGTGGAAACATCGAAAGCGAACGGAAGGCCAGACGGGGAGCGGGAAGCCGCCTTGATCCAGAGGCACCAGAGCCTAGACGCAAGCCCTAGCAATCTAGAGGGGCACACAAGAGACTTGACAATCTAATCCGCTTGCGGATAAGACTAACGAGACTAGGGGGCTTCGGTTCCTGCCCATCGGGCGAACGCTCTTTGACATTGTGAATATGAAGGCCAGCGTGCCTTGCCGGGTGTCTCTCGGGATATAAGAGACACGCACCTAGGGTAAACCTAGGGTAGCAGCAGGGAAGTTAGGGGTTCGCCCCGATGATACGCAACGCAACGGCCTATAGGCGACTAATCCCGACGCGGTATGTCGCCAGAAACCTAGGGCAATCCTAGGGAACGTCGAGACATAACCAACGCTAAGCGCATGGAAAATTATAGTCGTGCCTCGCACGATATAGAAGCGCATTGATGCGGCTGTCGGAGCAATCCTTAGTGAACCCTTAACCGAAACCATAGTGAATACATAGGGCAGATTGGCCCAGGCGAAGTGTATCAACTCGCCAGGATCAGTCTGTCTTATTGTATCCACTACCCGGATACGTTCTGCGCTATCTACCACTAGCGCCACATTCCAAGAAAGGCTAACACCATGTCCATGTCCAAAACCTTCGCCGCGCTTGCCAAGAGCTACACCAAGAGCGGCAACAATGTCATGTCCTTCGCCGTCAAGGCTGTCGAGTATGCCCGAGACAACGGGCATAGCGTCGTCTACTGTCAGCGTCTTCTCGACCTCATGGAAGGGAACGACATTGCCGATATGACCTTGATCCTTCGGACGCTCGCCCCCTGCTTTGTCATCAAGGAAGGTCATATTTCCATCACGAAAAAGAAAGAGCGGGTGTATGACCTCGACAAGGCCAAAGGCTTTGAAGGTTCCTTCCGCACCTTCGCCAACTCCCTTCGGGTGAAAGAGGATGCGCCGGAGAAAGTTTTCGACATGGACAAGTTGGCCGAGCGTGTGGCCAAGCAACTTGAAAAGAACAACGCCGCGCCGGATGCTTTCGCCAAGGCTCTCAACGCCGCCTTGATCAAACAACAACAGGCGAAGAAAGCGGAGAAGGCCAAGGCGTGAGGCTACCTTGGGCAACCCTGAGTCAAACTTGGGGTTGCCTTACTGTATCCTCATCCATCCACTAGCGGAGGCAATGTCTCCGCGTAGCCTTCACTCCTATCACGACGCGACTGCCCTAGTCTGTCTACTCGGCCAGGTCTGTCTCCTTTTCTGTCCTCATCAATCCGCTACCGGAGAGAATACATCATGAAAACCCTTCACGTCTGCTTCTGGTGCGGCCTGTCCTACTCGGCACGGGATGGTCACTTCGGGCTTACCCACAACGGGCTGTCTGGTTTCATGTGCCGTGATTGTTCACACACCATCAGCAGGAACTAGAAATGAAAACTATCCACGTTCACCACGGCCCCGAGTGTCTCTGGGGTATCCTTGAGTTCCTCACCTATCACGCGGCTGGTCTCGCAGGGGCATTCATCCTCGCCTGCCTGGCGACTGGTCTCCTCTCTTACATGCTCTCGCAAAGGATCGGATAATGACACGCTACTACGTTGAAAGGGGCGACTCTGCCCAACATCTTCCGATAGCGGAATCAACGGGGCGCATTCTCCTCTCGCATGGGTATGCCTCGACGCTGCATCAAGAGGCGGGGATGGTTGTCCTTCGCCTCTCCAAGGCTTTCCAAGAGAGGCTTGCGGCGTGACTTGTGACGATCCCTGCGACGACTGGTCACGAGCGCCTCTGCCTTGGCAACCCAAGAGGAAAGAGAAATGATGTATCATTACAGATGCCATACGTTCCATCGAGGAGAACTCATCAGCACCCGTGATGTGGAGATTGACGGTGTGTCGCTCTACCATGTCCATCACCAGCAGCCGAATGAGTTGGGTTTCCTAACGCTTCTCAACAACTGGAATGCATCCTCGCTTCGGTGTGCGGGGGTGAATGGGTATCTCCATATCTACACCCGCGTTTATCCTGTGGTTTGACCTATGGAACCACGTAAACGCAAACCCGTGCTGACACCTAAGTTGTCCCCTATCATCATCTGGCGCAAAGCCCGTGAACAGGCGGCAGCCACCAAATCCTATGACACCGCAGTTGCCTTGCAGATGGCTACAAGGAAACTCAAGGAAACCATGCGGTCAACCTTGCGTGTAATCAAAGACACCTAGGCTACACGCAAGCCAATTCCTATCACACGCCACTGCCCAGGCATCCCTTGGACAGGGTTCCCTTTAATTGTGAACGCAACAATCCGTTAGCGGAACGAAAGGATACGCTATGCAGATCGAAGTGAACGCGGCAGGGCAACCCCTGTCCAACATGGAACAACTTGTCGCCGCTGTGGACAAGACCGTGATTGCATGGGGGGCTGAGGACGCTGATACGGTTCTACGTGTATTTAACAGTCAGCCGTGGAACGGGGTAGGCCCGTGGCTCCTAGAGAATTACATCAAAGTCTGGCGGGAAATTGGTATCAATTACCCCGACAATGGCTTGAGCCTTCTCGGATGTAGGACCTATGGTTGGGATGCCGTGGTCTATTGTATCGGCCTGTTCAACCCCAAGTTGGCTGATGGTGACCCCACCAAAATCGCCATCTATGCCAACAAGCGAGACTTCGACCGGAACCCGAAGAAGCGCACGGTTCTCAAGCCAAACAAGGCTGTGCGTCGTATCCTTCCGTGGCTGACCGAGGCACAGGCGGAGAAGCTCGGGGATGCGCTCAAGGACGCTTTCATGATCGACGTCAATGCGTTCACCCTCAAGTGCAGCGATGCGGCTGAGGACTTCGCCCATGCCTATACCCATGAGCAATCCGGGCTGCACAACCTCGACACCAGCCGTTCACGGAAGTCGCTCGCCAATTCCTGTATGCGCTACAACTTTGACGACCTTCCCTATCATCCCGCCACTGCCTATGGCTCCGGGGATTTCTGGATGGTGTGGCTTGAGGATGCCAAGGGACGCATTGCTGGTCGCTGTGTCGTCAGGAAAGACCCCTGCCGTGCGGGACCGGTCTATGGGAACTGCCAGGCGGCTGTCGAGAAGATCGAGGCGTATATCGAGGGCACCTTGGGCGGTGAGGTCAACGCCTTTGATGATGGTGAGTGGATCGGAGCCAGGCTCAAGGCGATTGAACATCGTGGAGACCTGATCGCTCCTTATCTCGACTGCTCTCCGCAAAGCGGTTACCTCGATGGGGGTTACATCGTGATTTCCAGGGATGGTGAGATTGACCTTGGTACCACAAGCGGTCTGACCAGTGAACGCGAGACTATCTCCTGCTGTTGCTGCGGCGACAGGATTGACGTGGACGAAGTGTACTATGGCGATGGGGACGATCCCTACTGCGCGTCCTGCTTCGATCAGGAGTTCTTCTACTGCGACTACTCGGGGGAATACCACCACAACTCTGATCGGGTGGAGGTATTCTTCATCAGAAACAGGACTACTCGCTCCGAGTATTGGGCTGAACACTACGCCGAACGGTATGCCGTCTACTGCGACGGACCCTCGGAATGGTGGAAGTCGGATGACGTCTTCTACGATCACGAGGGAAATCCTATCACGCCTGACGAAGCCGAAGAAGACTACTTCTTCTGCGATCTGACCAGCGAGTATTACCCCAATCACATGCGGGTTGTTCTCGACGGCGATGACGTCTCCGAGACGGCAATCGACCCTGACTGCCACACCTATAACGAAACCACGGGCGAATGGGAGACCTGCAATGCTGCTTGAAATGCTTGAATACATGCGCCCGGAAGGTTCGGATACGCAAAAGGAGTTCTGCTCGCGCTACCTCAAGCCTATCATGGGCGATCCTGACCAGTGGGGGAACTACGTCCACATCATCGGGGACAAACCCAACCTCGCCTTCATGGCGCATCACGATACCGTCCACAATACCGATGGTATCCAACACCTGATGGTGGATAAACTCAACTACGTCCGCTCCACAGCGAATTGCCTTGGGGCGGACTGCACTACTGGCGTATGGCTCATCCTCGAAATGATCAAGGCTGGCGTGGAGGGCGTGTATGTCGTCCACGCTGGCGAGGAAATCGGCTGTGTCGGCTCTCGTGCCCTCGTGGGTAGCAACCCAGAGTGGCTCTCATGGCTCTCCGCAGCTATCTCCTTTGATCGCCGGGGGACTGACTCCATCATCACGCATCAGATGGGCCAGCGCACCGCCTCTGACGTCTTCGCAAGGTCACTTGCGGCTGCCCTGCAGCTTGACATGGAGCCGGATGATGGAGGCTCCTACACCGACTCCAACGAGTATGCCGATATTGTATCGGAGTGCACCAACATCAGTGTGGGTTACTTCAAGGCGCACACCAAGGACGAAAGCCAGGATATCGACTTCGCGTATCAACTTCGCGCTGCCCTACTCTCGGCTGACTTCTCCAAGCTTGTCTTCAAGCGCGATCCCAGCGTTGTCGAATATGCAGACACGTGGGGTGTCCGCTCGTGGGCATACTCCCAGACTCGCCGCTTCTATAGCAGCATGTACGGGAACGACGATGCTGACGATTACCGTAACGGGCCTACACCTCTGGATGACCTTGCGGAGGTTGTCTCGGAGAACCCGTATCGGGTGGCCTACCTGCTGCAACAGCTTGGCTACGACGCCTATGACGTCCTCGATATCCTAGAGGACGACGAATACAGCGAGAGGGCAATCGGCTTCTGACATAGGGTAGGGCCGCGCAGGCCCACCCTCCTATTCTCCTATCACGCAACAAGGGAACGGATACGACATGAATACTTCTTTCTCAAGGCTGTGTCCTCGGGAGATTGAGGAGGCCGCTTTGCAAAACCTCCATAGAGAGGTTTCGAGGCAGTTGATCCAAGGTGCAAGAACTTCTCTGAGTGGCAACGGTTGTCCATTTGAAACCCAGGATAATCTCCATGAGTTCTCGACCTCCAAGGGTTTCGATGATCGTAACGAGGGGGGAGGCGTTATGTGCATGGGTGTCGTCTCTCATCCAGATTTGCCTAAGCGTGTCTATAAACTCGTCTATACAGGCCACGACTCGGTAGACGTCTATATCGAATACGCCGAATGGCTTTACGAGAATAGACTGTGGGAGGACAACCCGCACTTTCCTCGCATCTATGAAATCAATTACAGCGAGGATCGCCAAGTTGCTCTTGTGGTAATCGAGGAACTACAAGAGTTTCTTTGGGATGAAGCCCCTGATTACCTAAAGGACGACTACTTCATTGCTCGGGGTAAGCTGGGCCTTCTCTCCAAGGACCAGCCCCCAGGCTGGGCTGCGTCAAACCGTCCTCTCGAACATGCTGTGGAAACAATCCGTCAACGGTTCGGAGTTAGAACGGACCTGCTGTTCGACCTGCACAAGGGTAACGTCATGTTGCGAGGGGAAATTTTGGTCATCACTGACCCTATCGCCCCTCGGTAGGGGGCCGCAACCTAAGGTGTTGCCATGTTCCGCTAGGGAAACTAATCGGGGCAGGTGGGTCTGCCCCGCGATGCTGTATCCTAGGAGCCTGTTGCCATGCCTTTGTCGCACAACCTGACTATCAAACACACACTACATGGGAGGATCGTAGAGCTTTTCCTGTTGTGGAAAGGCCCAAATAGATGTAAGGAGTTTCTCTCCGAGACGCACAAGGAGTCTCTCGGAGGTTATGTTGATGATGTTGCAGTAGAAAAGCTGCTACTTGGTACGCTACAGAAGTACGACGACTTGATTGGCGAGTCGCATCCGATAGCGAAGCTGGAAGGCTGGGTTACGGGCGACTTTGGGAACCTGTGGGGGGATCATGAACCAGACGTCAGACAGGGAAGTACAGAAGCTCATCAGCTTGTTCACGAAGTTCGGTCAGTACGACATGAAGATGCAAGTAGGAACCGCTCTCGTCCTGCTATACGTCGCGCGTCACCAAGACACGCCTGATGGTATAACCTCGGGCGACCTAATGCGATGGCTGGGGTTCGCCCCGGCTGTCGCATCCAGGAACGTGCGCTATTGGGGTGAGGGTGTAGATGAAATGCCCAATGCCGGGTATCGTCTTATCGCCCAACACCCTGATCCTTTGGATCGTCGCAGGCTGCTCCTCAGGTTGACCCCAAGGGGAGAAGCGTTCGTTCGTCAGTTGAAGGAGGTATTACATGGCTAGGATACGTGGTGCCAAGTGGCAGGGTGACGCCTTCTACCAAGGTAGTCGGATACGAAAGACCTTCGCCAGCAAAGAGGAAGCTGAGCTATGGGAAAAGGCGGTGGCGTTGTCGGACGCTACCGGCGCTCCTTTACCTTCTAATGCTACCGATATCGGAAGTGATGAGCTTACGTTGGGCGGCTTCAAAGCCAAACACTTTGGGTTCCTTTGGGGTGACAAGAAGTCTCCTGAGAGCGCCGAGGGTACACTTAAAGCCAGTATCAGCTACTTCGGCGCGAACAAACCTCTTAAGGAAATCGACTACGAGGCTGTGGTCGGGTTTGTGGAGCACCTGAAAACTTTAGGCAACTCCAACGCCACGATCAATCGCAAGCTCGCCTCTCTGTTCAAACTGCTAAAACACGCAGTCAGGATGCAGCGTTTGCCTAGTCTACCGTTGAAGCCTAATCTAAAGGAGAACCAAGGTCGGATACGCTTCATAACCAAGAAGGAGGAAGAAGCCATCCTCAACAGGTTCAAACTTCTCGGTCTTCTCGAATCCTATCACATGACGCGCTTCCTGCTGTACACCGGCGCTAGGAGGGGAGAGGCTTGTAAGCTAGAGCATCGGGATGTGGACCTTAAGCGCAACACGGTTACCTTTTGGGAAACCAAAGGTAATAAGCCGGGCACCGTCCCTCTTACTCAGCCTGCACGAGAGGCAGTCGAGTGGTGCTTAAGGGAGTTCCCCGAGAGCAAGGCGGTATTCCAAATGCACTACCGCCTCTACGATGCTCACTGGAACCGCATCAGAAGCGATCTGGGGTACGACGAAGACCCCCAGTTCATCCCGCACATCTTGCGGCACACCTGCGCCTCTCGCCTCGTTCAGGCTGGGGTAGACCTTCGCAGGGTGCAGACGTGGATGAGGCACAAAAGCATCAAGACGACGCTCCGGTACGCCCACCTGGCCCCGGATGATCTTCAACTAGCAGCACAGGCGTTGGTGGCCTGAGGAGGATGGAATGGCTGATAAGACCAAGACCGAGTTCGTGGTTTACGGTAGGGCCTACCCGAAAGCGAGGGGCCTAGCAATACCCATCGGACGGTACAAGACACTCTCCGAGGCAAAATCGGTGGCCGACAATGAGGGAGATTGCATCATCCGGGAGGAAGCCTCACGGATCGTCTACCGCACCCAAGACAGGGAGGAACCATGAAGAAGTATCTAGCTGACAACTGGCCTTGGCTTTTGGTCTTCTTGGTCTGGGCCACTATGGCTGGAATACGTAAAGTCCTCGGAACCTGACGTACCGGTGACCAGCCTCCCTATCACGCGAGGCTGGCATCCCGTGCGCCAAGAGTAGCACGACAACCCCACTGACATTGTTGGAGGACTACCTATGCTCGATCCTGAGAAGGATACGGGTGCGCTGCGGCGTATCCAGTACCTTAATGACAACCTGCGGCGGACCTTCATCCTCGGGGGTAAGACAGTTTTCTCCGCAGGTTTCATGGGTCTCCCTGAGAAAACCCGGCTGGCCGCGATGAAGGCCATCAGCACCTTCTCTGACTTCAACCAGGACAACGACCCGTATGGGGAGCATGACTTTGTGTCGGTAGAGGTTGAGGGTCGGAAGGTGTTCGCCAAGATCGACTACTACGACAAGAACTTGGAGTTTGGTAGTGAAGACCCGAGTGACCCTGAGAAGACCACTAGGGTTATGACCATCATGCTTGCGGAGGACTACTGAAATGACCGACACAACCGGGGCGGTGGAGCGGTTCCGTTGTAAAGCTACGCGAACTCTCGAGGGGTATCGTGGGACTATGGATCAAGCAGTCGGTGGTAATTGGGTAAGATACTCCGACTATACAGCCCTCGCCGCCAAGCTGGCCGAGGCCCGCGCCGAGACGGCAGCGGTGATCGAGGCCATAATAGAACTGCTGGTGGCCGTAGGGATAGCCGGCGATGCCGACGCTGACCCGCTGGCGACTGCCCTTCGTGGTGTCACCCCCGCATCCACCACCGCCGCGCTGGACGAGATCAAGCGGCAGGCGCGGGAGGACTTGGCACAGCGGGTCGCCCTTCACATCGAGGCCGTGCAGGCGCTTGGTCGGGGCTGGCCTGCTACGACCTCGGGAAAGGTAGCCGCCATCCTCGCCCTTCTTGACCAAGCCCCGGAGGAGCGGTGACACACCCTCCTGACACTGTGCCACAGTCTGTGCCAAAGCTGTGTCAGTGTGTCAGATCGTGACGCCACGCCCCATAGCGTCCCTCACGATAACCCCAAGTAAACCTTACGAAAATTGGAGGCGGGTGCGGGAATCGAACCCGCCTAGACGGATTTGCAATCCGATCAACTTACATCCGGTAACGGAAGCAAAGAAATCAAGCACTTAAGAAAACAAGGGCGATGCGCCACTCAGAAATCCGCCGCTAGTGGAACGTTCCGGTAGCGGTGTGACACCGGTAGCGGAAGCATTTTCTAGTCATATTGCACAACAACCAAGGTCACCGATGAACGATGAACTCTATGATACTCAAGTAGAACTTGAGAAAGAACAGAGAGACCGAAGTATCTCTAGGTTCCTCAAGGAACACCTTGAAGGAGACCTTAGTGATACTGTCACAGGTAGTTACCTTCTTACGAACTACATCCTACCCCTGACCTCAGCGATCCAAGGGTTCCTTGAGGAGTCCAAGAAGGGTGGGGTCGGTCGGAAGAACAGCGCCTACAAGGGCCTCTCCAAGTTGAACCCTGAGGTTTCTGCATACCTGTTCCTCAAGGCTCTCTTGAACAGGATTCCTCTCTACAGTCGAGAGAAGTTCACCCTCAGTGTCTCCTCCCTGTCTGTACACGTTGGGGGTCTCCTCCACGACGAGCTACGCATCCGACGCTTCGAGGAGGCCAACAAGAACCTGTTCGATAAGATCGTTGGCGACTTCGACCGAAGGGAGCTTCCTCGCTACAAACGCAAGGAGTACTTCCAGAAGGTAGTGGCTGACGCTGAGGAAGAATGGTTCCTCTGGTCGAAGACGGACATGCTCCATATCGGGGTTAAGCTGATCGACCTGTTCAAGGCCACGACAGGGGATATCCAGATCATCTCCGTCAAGAAGGGGAAGCACAAGACAGACTTGGTGGTACCCTCAGATGGTCTTCTGAGGGCCTGTGACCGCATCAGGAGCCTCAAGGAGGATATCACAGTCACTTGGTACCCTATGGTGGTCCCCCCGGTTCCTTGGTCCGCTGAGACGCTCTCAAGGGGTGGATACCTAACTCACCACATCAGTCCCTACCCGATGGTGAAGGCGAGCAAGCGGGCTTACCGGAACCTCCTCAAGGAGAAGGCCGAGGCTGGCGAGCTTGAAGTCACCCTAAGGGCAGTCAACGCGATGCAGGAGACGCCCTGGCGGGTGAACAAGCGTGTCCTAGACGCCCTCGCCTACGTCTATGAGAACAACATCGAGTGCGGGAAGCTCCCGAAGGCGGACAACATTGAACCTCCCGAAAAACCTGACGATGTTGAACTCTCCGACCGGAAAGACCGCAAGACCCTCGACTACCTCCGAGAGCGGGCCATCGTTCACGAACGGAACCGCCGCATGGTGGGGAAGCGTGTCCTCGCCATCCGGGCAATCCACATGGCCGAGAGGTTCTCCGAGTTCGAGAGGATTTACTTCCCCCACGACCTCGACAGTCGCGGCAGGGCGTACCCCAAGCCGAACCCCTTGAACCCTCAAGGTCCTGACTATGTGAAGGGTTTGCTTGAGTTCGCTGATGGCAAACCCCTCGGTCACTCCGGCCTCTACTGGCTGGAAGTTCACGGGGCCAACTGCTTCGGGGAGGACAAGCTTCCTCTCTATCAGCGATCAGCTTGGGCCAAACACCACTTGAACGATATCAAGTTGGTTGCGTCGGACCCTAAGTCTTACCTTTGGTGGACCCAGGCCGACAACCCCGTGCAGTTCTTGGCGTTCTGCCTTGAGTACGCTCAGGCTCACGTCGATCCAACCCGTTTCCTATCACACCTGCACATCGACCTCGACGCGACCTGTAGCGGTCTACAGCACTTCTCAGCCATGCTTAGGGACGAAGTGGGTGGGTTCCATGTGAACATGACACCTAACAAGGTTAGGCAGGACGTGTACTCCGCTGTGGCCTCAGAGGCTCTTATGATCTTCCAAAGGGACAAGGACGCAGGTGGGGACAAGTCAGGGATGGCTGACGCTTGGCTTAAGAGCGGCCTTATGGATCGCTCGGTTTCCAAAAGGCCGGTCATGGTGAAACCCTACGCTGGGACCTTGACCTCCTGTCTTGAATACGTCCGCTCCTCTGTGGATGACAAGCTAAGGGCGGGGCACCCGATGCCGTGGTCTGGGGATGACATGTTCTCGTTCAAGCTCTACGGGGGCCAGGTTGTATGGGAGGCTATCCCCAGGATTGTCGTTGCCGCTGATGGTGCTATGCGCTGGCTTTCGGAAGTAGCGCGGGCTGTGGGAAGATCGCAACCCGAGGAGAAGCGCATCGAGTGGTTGACGCCAGTAGGTTTTCCTGTCTGGCAGTACAAGTTCGATGTAAAAACTAAGCAGGTTATGACCACTCTAGACGGGGCCATGTATATGCCGCGTTTGGTAGAAGAAACCGACCGACTAGACAGCCGCCAGATGGGCTCCTCAACTCCCCCATCGTTTGTCCATAGTCTAGACGCAGCGCACCTACAGTTAACCGTCAGTAATTCCCTGAAACACGGAATTAATCACTTCGCGCTAGTCCATGACAGCTTCGGCGTTCATGCCGCCGATATCCCCAAGTTCTCTCGAATTATCCGAGAGTCCTTCGTGGAGCTTTACCAGCATGACGTTCTCGCAGAGTTCTACGAGAGCGCCCTTCCCTTCATTTCCGAGAAAAATCGTGAGTCAATTCCTCCGATACCGGAACGAGGGAACCTCGACCTCCAAGGCGTCTTGGAGAACGAGTTCTTCTTTTCTTGAAACACCAAATCAATTGGAATACCCAATGACTGATTTTCTGCAAATGATTGCCAGCAAGGTCACATACGATACTCGCTCGGTCCACTACAGTCGCCGGAAGTTCGACAACGTATTCGAGATTGTCGCCCGTGCTGAGGTTGCCGGGGACTGGCGGGAAGTGGTGCTGGACATTCAATACTCTCGCACCAAGGCCCTTGACGCTGTGCGCTTCCTGCGAGGCCACGTTGATGCTTAAGGGACGGTGTATGGATTGTGGGGACGTGTTCTACTCACTCGCCCCCACCGACAAGTGCCAGCGTTGCTCTGGCAACATGCCTGACCTCACGGCCCAACAGGTGAAAGAGCAGGCCGCAATCACCAAAGCTAACGCTGCCCTCAAATCCAAGGGACAGACTGTTGACCTCAAAGCCCTTACCTCTGATGGAACCAGTCAAATCCTTGAGGTTCAACCCGCCAAGAAAACTGGCCGTAAACCCAAGGACGACACCAATGCTACTGGCTGAGGAGCTTCTGGACCTCACCCTTGAGGAACTCATCAATGACTATGGGGTTGAAATCGTAGCTGTGGAAACTTGGTACGGTTACGACTTTGAGGCCCGGATGCGTGGCACTGTTGTTAATTTCAACACCGTTGTCGATGCAGAGCTTCTCCCCTTGGATTTGGTTGAAGACGAATACTACGAACCGGATTTCACGGTCGCCTCTTACTACGAAACCCTTAACTACGAAGAAGATTATAATGGCCGATAAGATTACCATGACCTCCCCGCGTGGCATCGCGGTGTACCCTCGCCTGAACTCGCCGGATACCAAGTTCGATGATCTTGGCAGCTATAAGAGTGACCTTCGGATTGCTACCGATGCGGCCCAGCCGTTTCTTGAGAAGCTCCATAAGGTCTTCAAAAGCTGGACAGGTAAGAACCACCCGAGGAACCCCGAGCGGGACAACAAGAACGCTCTGTATTACGTCGAGCGTGACGAGGATGACAACGAGACCGGCTTTGTTGTGATCAAGTTCCGCGTCAAGAACAAGATGACGAAAAAGGGGGAACTTTGGGATCGCCGCCCGGCACAGTTCGATGCCAAGGGTAAGCCTATCACGAACCCCAAGAGCGTTGGTGGTGGAACCGAACTAATCGTCTCGTTTGAAGTCTACCAGTGGCAGAGCCCTACGGGTGGTAAAGGTATCTCCCTCCAACCCGAGGCGGTTCAAATCCTCAAGCTTGTTGAGTTTAACTCTCAGAAGGACGCCTCGGCCTACGGCTTTGCCGCTCAGGATGATGGCTACTCGGATGAAGACGACGATGGGCCGTTCGGGGATACGACTGACGACGATGACAACGACAGTGTTCCCGCAGATGAGGATGATGATTACTGATCATGGACCTGGCGGATATTCGCTTCCGCTCCGGTCTTGAACGTCAGGTGGCCCGTCAGATCATTCAGGCGGGTCACCCCCTCAGGTACGAGCAAGACAAGATCAAGTACCTGAGACCGGCAAAACCTTCCACGTACACCCCTGACTTCGTATTGCCGAACGGGATCATCGTGGAAACCAAAGGTCAGTTCCTTACGGCTGATCGACAAAAACACCTGCTTATCAAGGAACAGTATCCTGACCTGGACATTCGCTTCGTCTTTTCCAACTCGAAGTCGAAGATTTCCAAGACGTCAGGTACGACCTACGCCATGTGGTGTGAAAGCAAGGGGTTTCTTTACGCTGACAAGTTAATCCCTAAAGAATGGTTAGATGAGTGACGGAAGCATCCTCGCTTCTACACCACACAGCATGTCCCTGTGGTAAATCCTCAGACGGCCTTGCGGTCTATGACGATAACCACGGGTTCTGCTTTGTGTGTGACGAGCATTTCTCTGCAAGAAAGATGGCGGAACTAGGATTGAATGACGGAGACATTGTAGAAACCAGAGTTAACAATGAGAGTTCCAAGGGTTTACTTAGGGGTTCCCCCAAAGCACTAGCTAAGCGCGGAATCACCGAGGAAACCTGTCGAAAGTGGGGCTACGTTCGCGCCCCCTTCAATGGAAAGAGTGTTCACGTCGCTCAGTATTACGACGAGAACAACAGGGTAGTCGCTCAGAAGTTGCGGATGCCCAACAAGGATTTCATCTGGAAGGGTGACCGCAAGTCAGCCAAGGGCCTCTACGGTCAATGGCTCTGGCGGGAAGGTGGTCGCAAGATCGTTATTACCGAGGGTGAAATCGACGCGCTGACGGTCAGTCAGTTGCAGGATAACAAGTGGCCTGTCGTATCTCTACCAGATGGTGCGGGATCGGCACTCAAGGCTATCCGAAAGGAACTCCAATACCTGAACACCTTTGAACAGGTCATCCTCATGTTCGACATGGATGAACCTGGGCAGGAGGCGGTTCAGAAGTGTGTGGGGTTGTTTCCTCCCGGCAAGTGCTTCGTAGCTCGGCTACCATACAAGGACGCCAATGAGTGTCTCTTGAATGGCGCAGGGCGAGAAGTCATCCAAGCAATCTGGAATGCCAAGGAATATCGCCCCGACAGCATCCTCGCAGCTTCCGAGTTGTGGGATGAGTTCATCAAGGAAGACACGACAAGGACGGTGCCGTACCCGTGGCTCGGCCTCAACGGTAAGACTATGGGCCTAAGGCAACGAGAGCTACTCACGTTGACCGCAGGTTCCGGTACTGGGAAATCCTCGGTCTGCCGAGAGCTTGCCCATTGGCTAATCGTGCAGGGTGAGAAGGTCGGCTACATCGCTCTTGAGGAAAGCTGGAAGAAGACGATGAAGGAAATCGTCGGCATCCAGATGAACAAAAGATTGATCAAGGAGACCGAGGTAGACCCTGGGGAACTTAGGGAAGCATATGATGCAGTTACCTCTACAGGAAATCTATACCTTTACGATCATTTTGGTTCTCTGGGGAGTGATCGCCTGCTGGATCATATACGATACATGGCGTCTGGGCTGGGTGTCGGGTGGGTGGTTTTGGATCACCTTTCAATCGTTGTGTCTGGTGATGACTCTCTGGGGGATGAGCGTCGTGCTATTGACGTAACTATGACTAAGCTACGGTCGCTTGTCGAGGAAACAGGGATTGGTTTGATCCTTGTATCTCACTTGAAGCGTCCTGATGGTAAAGGCCATGAGGAAGGCGCAGCTACTTCTCTCGCACAGCTTCGTGGCTCTGCGGCTATCGCCCAACTTTCGGACATGGTTCTAGGTCTTGAACGCAATCAGCAAGACCCCGACAACCCTGACCGAACACAAATCCGAGTCCTCAAGAACCGTTTCACGGGAGAGACCGGCCCTGCCTGCCAGCTTCATTATGATCATGAGACTGGCCGCTTGACCGAGGAAAGCCCGTTTGACGACGAGGAAGAAACCTACTGAGAGTATTCAAGAGGCGGCTGAAAGGCTGATCCTCAAGGCTTATTCAGACCCTACATACGCCCCCTGCCATGCAACCGCTACCCTGATTATCAAGGGAGTGGAGGCAGGGGGTTTCAGGAACAGGATTACACCTATGACTCAAGTTGAGAAGCTTATTCACCATATGAAGAAGATCGGCTCCATTTCGCAACGAGAAGCGTATATGGAATACGATGTTCAAAGCTTCCATAGGCGGCTTAGCGATATCAAGGAACTTGGTTACGAAATCAAAGCGGTTCCCAAAGTTAACCCCGTGACCAACCAACATTACACCCGGTATATGCTTGAAGGTATTCACTAAGATGTTTTGGCTGATCGTGAAGAATGTGGCCCATGTCAACCTGACTTGGTGGCATCAGATTTATTGGTATGCAGTTAAGAGGGTCCGAGACGATTGAACCGCTTCGTATTCGATATTGAAACGAACGGTCTTCTGGATACCCTAGACAGAGTACATTGCCTTGTAATGGAGAATATAGATACTGGCGAAGTATTTAGCTTCGCCGGTCCCGAAGGTGTTCTTGGGGGTGGAGATTGGGGTGTTGAGAATGGTGTGAGGATGCTCATGGAAGCAGACCAGATCATCGGACACAACATCATCAAGTTCGATATCCCTGCATTGCAGAAGGTATACCCTTGGTTCACCATAGCCGAGGACAAGGTGCTCGATACTCTCGTCCTTTCTCGCCTCATCTGGTCGGACGTAGCCGATAAGGACTACGCCCGCATCAGAGCAGGTAAGTCACTCATGCCGATGAAGCTGGCCGGTTCCCACTCCCTAGAGGCGTGGGGCTGGCGGCTGGGCAAGTGGAAGGGCGACTACGCCAAGGTGATTGCTGACCTTTACCTAGATGCTTGCCATCTGGAAGGTCTACCCAAGCCCTCCGAGGAAGAAGTCATTAGGCACGTCTGGGCCAACTGGTCGCAGGACATGCAGGACTATTGCGAGCAGGACGTGGAGGTAACCAAGACCCTCTACGACCTGATCGCCTCGAAGGACTACTCGCCCATGGCGATCCAGCTTGAACACGAAGTCGCTTGGATTTGCGCTCAGCAAGAGCGGAACGGCTTTGGGTTCAACATGGAGAAAGCCGAAAGGTTGTACCACGACCTGACGCTTGAGCGCGTCGAGCTTGAGGAGAAGCTTCGGTCCCTCTTTGAGCCGTGGTGGGTACAAGCTGGTCCCCAGAAGACCTACAAGAAGACGGCCAGGTTCAAGACCGGAGAAGTCCGGTTGGCTGGCTCGACCTACACACCCGTAAAGCAGGTGGTGTTTAACCCTGCCAGCCGCGACCACATTGCCGACAGGCTGATGAAGGTGCGGGGCTGGAAGCCCGTAGAGTTGACTGAGGGTGGGAAGCCCAAGGTAGATGAAAGCGTACTAGGTGCCCTCCCGTATCCCGAGGCCAAGCAGCTTGCGAAGTACTTCCAGGTCAAGAAGGTTCTCGGACAGCTTGCCGATGGCGACAAGGCGTGGATGAAGTTCGCCAAGGATGGGCGCATCCACGGTAGCATCAATCCCAACGGGGCGGTGACCGGTAGGGCTACGCATAGTTTCCCCAACCTCGCCCAGGTTCCCTCCAAGGGGGCCTACAAGGGGCCTGAGTGCCGGGAACTGTTTGGTCCACTCTACCCCGACCATGTGCAGCTAGGGTGCGACGTGAGCGGTCTGGAGCTTCGTATGCTGGCGCACTTCATGGCGCGGTATGATGGCGGTGTCTACGGTGAACAGGTGGTCAACGGGGATATCCACACGTTGAACCAAGAGGCGGCTGGGCTTCCGACCCGAGATAACGCCAAGACGTTCATCTACGGCTTCCTCTATGGCGCTGGTGACGCAAAGATCGGCTCCATCGTGGGTGGATCGGCCAAGCGGGGCAAGGCGCTTCGCAGGAAGTTCCTCTCGACCCTCCCGGCGCTCAAGCGGCTGGTGGATGGGGTCAAGAAAGCAGCCAACTCCAAAGGATACCTCACGGGCCTCGATGGGCGACAACTCCATGTCCGCTCGGATCACGCTGCGCTTAACGTGCTTCTGCAATCGGCAGGTGCGTTGATCTGTAAGAAGTGGCTGGTGGAGTTCCACAGGCTTCTGAAAGCCAACAACCTGCACAATGTCGTCTCTCAGATGGCATGGGTTCACGATGAGGTACAGTTGAGTGTGCCTAAGGAATACGCCGAGCAGGTCGGTGACCTGTGTATTGAAGCAATCAAATTGGCCGGTGAGTTTTTCCAAATCCGCGTACCGCTGGATGGGGAATACAAGATCGGCAATAACTGGAAAGAGTGTCATTGATGTTCACCATTGTCTACTACACAACCCTTTATATCCTAATTGGATTTGCGGTGTTTATCCTTCTCGACAGGTATGACGAAAGGGATGAGAAGATCAACGTAAATGACGACGCTGACTTCATCGCGGTGTTCGTGGCCTTATGGCCTTTGTTTGCACCGATAGCCTTCTTCGGAATCACCGCCAATAACAAAAAGTCCCCGTTTGCATTCCTTGCTAGGGCGGTTAACAAGATCAACGGCCGTAAATAAGTGAAACTCATAGTTGACGGTGATATTCTCCTGTTCCGGTCATGTGCAGCCGTAGAGAAGGAAGCGGTATTCGACCGCATCCATGTTCTCTATAGCGACTTTGAGGATGCCAAGGGTGTCCTCGAAGACCTCACACATGACCTCGAAGAACAGGCCAACGCAGAGGAAGTGATCTTCGCTCTGTCCGACCGCAAGAACTGGCGTCGGAACATCTTCAAGGATTACAAGGCAAACCGCAAGGACATGCGGAAACCTTTGGCCTATCACGATCTGACCGAATACGTCGAGCAGCACTATCCTACGCTCAAGTTCAAAGGCATCGAAGCTGACGATATCATGGGTATCTATGCAGACCGGGAAGGCTTCGCCATCTGGTCGCTCGACAAGGACTTGAAGCAATGCCCAGGTCGCCACTTGGTTGATGATGAGATTGTCTACATCACCAAGGAGGAAGGGGATCGGTTTCATCTGTACCAGACGTTGATCGGGGATACGACCGACAATTATCCTGGGTGTCCTGGGGTTGGCCCTAAGGGCGCTACCGACTTCCTCGACACTCCATTCAAGTTCGTTCTGACGCAACAGGCGAACCGGACAGTCTGGAAGAAGGAAGCCACGGATAACCTGTGGGCCGGTGTTGTCTCGCATTTCGAGAAGGCCGGGTTGACTGAACAAGATGCGCTTATTCAAGCCCGTGTGTCTCGCATTCTGCGGGACGGGGAATATGATTTTGAGAAAGAAAGGGTGAAACTTTGGACACCGAAGATGTGACGTTTAAGGTGGGTGATCGTGTCGCCCGCAAGTGCGGATGGCCTTTCGCGGATGGAACCTTTGTTGGCACCATTGAGTATATCGAAAGCTATTGGGCCGATATCGAAGGCCATGTGGGTGCGATCAGGTTGTCAGAATTGTATCACGTCTACGATCAGGAACCCGCCGTAACAGCGCCGGATATTGTAACCAAACCTTCCCACTACACCAAGCACCCCATCGAACCCATTACGTTCATCATGCGTAACGGCTTTGAGTTCTGGCGAGGTAACATCATCAAGTACGCTTCCCGCGCTGGTTCCAAACACTACGAGGATATGGACGAGGTTCAATCGGAAATCACCGACCTTGAGAAGGTTCGACGCTACGCTGAAATGCGTATCAACCAACTCAAGGGTGAAGCAATCCTGTGAACTACGCCAATCTTGGCCTGACGGACTTCGAGTTGATGAATGCCGCGATTGCTGATGTGATCGTTGAAGATATTCCTCTCGAAGCCGTCTTCTATCTTTCATGTGAAGCCGAGAGTGCACTTGAGTTCTTCGCTGGGGTGCAAGCTCTCGCCCAGCTTGGCGATATTATCAACGATCATTACGACAGAGAAGATTAATGGACCTTAACACATATCAGATTGGCGCGGTTAATACCGCTATCTATCCTGGGGACGTAGCTCTCCCATACCTTGCCCTTGGTCTCGGTAATGAGGCTGGTGAAGTTCAGGGGAAGATCAAGAAGTATCTCCGTGGGGATTACGATGATATCGACCTCCGAGTGAAACTTATCGGTGAACTCGGGGACGTCCTTTGGTACCTCTCGGTTCTAGCCTATCAGCTTGATATCAGTCTAGGCGCTATCGCCCTCGCCAATCTCGACAAGTTGGCCGACAGGAAGGCTCGGGGGAAACTCAAGGGGGACGGGGACACCCGGTAAGCCTTGAGAGTTCTTGTCGCTTGTGAATACAGCGGCAAGGTAAGAGACGCATTCATCAAGAGGGGTCACGAGGCAATGTCCTGTGACCTCCTCGACACAGAGAGTCCTGGTCCCCATTACAAGGGTGATGTTCGGGATGTTCTGAACGATGGGTGGGATTTGATGATCGCCCATCCCCCATGCACTTACCTTACCGTCTCAGGTCTGCACTGGAACAAGCGTAATCCAGAACGTGCAGCGAAAACCGAAGCAGCCCTGCAATTCGTGCTATGGCTACTCACAGCCCCCATCCCAAGAATTGCCTTGGAGAACCCGGTAAGCTGCATCAGCAGCCGCATCAGGAAGCCGGATCAAATAGTTCAACCATACGAGTTTGGACACGACGCAAGTAAGAGAACTTGCCTTTGGCTAAAGCAACTTCCTCCGCTTGCTAAAGACCCTGCCAATAGGTTCCCCGGAAGATGGGTGGAACACAAAGGTAAGCTCGTAGAGCGTTGGTCCAACCAGACGGACAGTGGGCAGAATAGGCTGCCACCTACCGAGGATCGGTGGAAAATCCGCAGCGAAACATATCAAGGCATTGCGGATGCAATGGCCGAGCAATGGGATTTCTAAATGAAAGTCACATACATTGACCACATGGGTTCCGACCTTTCGGTTGTGAACGCCGCCAGGGTATCCTTTGGTAAACAAAGCTCTTGGGCTAATGCTGATCGAGCGGTTGAATATCCGGGTATCACCAAGCAACTCAAGGAAGCCGACCAGAGGCTTATCCAGTTTCTTGCTCGGGGTTGCACCACAGGCGATTGGGAGAAGGTGTTGGATAACCTCCAAGACCTGACCGGCTGGGGGTTCAAGACCTGTGAGGTTACCGATCTTCTGAACCATGTCCGCCGTATGCCTACCCATTGGACACCTTTCGGCCACACCGCAATCACCCTCCACATCAAAGCCCCGATCTTCGTCGCAAGGCAGTTGGGGAAACATCAGGTGGGCATGGTGTGGAATGAGGTTAGCCGTAGGTATGTCACGAGTGAACCTGAGTTCTATGAACCTGAGGTTTGGCGCAAGGCCGCTGAGAATGTGAAGCAAGGTTCCAATGATGAACCTATAGACGCTTCGGAGTACAATCCAGCTTACCTGTATTCGGCTATGCTACACTCCTACCGCAAGGCACTGGACTACGGTGTTTGCCCAGAGCAAGCCAGAATGATCCTTCCGCAGTCCATGTATACCGAGTGGTATTGGACCGGAAATCTCTACAGCTTCGCCAATGTGTACATTCAGCGTACCGACAGTCACGCCCAGCGTGAAGTCCAGGAAGTCGCTCGGCAGATCGGTAAGATTGTTGGGCCACACTTCCCGGTGAGTTGGGAAGCTCTGACTAAGTAAGAAAGACGAAATTGACATTCAAATCCAACAGGAACCCTCAGTTCCGCTCTAAGTTTTCCGAGGATATCTTCCATCAGAAGTACGCTCATGATGGTGCAGATACCTGGGAACACCTAGCTTACACCCTTGCCTTCGATGTGTGTGGAGACCTTCTCCCCACCGATACGGTACTGGCGATCTACGAAGCCATTCGGGATATGTACTTCATTCCCGGTGGACGGTATCTCTACTACGCTGGTCGGCCCAACAAGTTCTTCAACAACTGCTACCTGTTGAAGGCCGAGGAAGACACCCGAGAAGATTGGGCGAACCTCTCATGGAAAGCTGAGAGTGCCCTGATGACTGGCGGTGGGATCGGTGTTGATTACTCCGTATATCGTCCCGCAGGCTCCCCCATCGCTCGCACCGGAGGCAAGGCTTCCGGCCCCATCCCGAAGATGCAGATGCTCAACGAGATTGGGCGTCGGGTGATGCAAGGTGGCTCTCGTCGCTCGGCCATCTATGCCAGCCTCAGCCGCAACCACGGGGACGTCATGGAGTTCCTCGGGGCGAAGGACTGGCAGTCCATGCCGGTAGGTTCCACCGGCCTCAGCCTTTGGGATATCAAACAGCAGGACTTCAACTTCCCCGCCCCGTTGGACATGACGAATATCTCGGTCAACTACGGGACGGACTGGTTGAAGATCAACAAGGACTTCGAGAATAGCCTGAGTAGCTACAGGTTCGTCGGGGATGATACCGATCCGGTGTTCATCGAGAACGTCAAGCAGGCCCTCAAGACTGCGGAACCCGGCTTCTCCTTCAACTTCTTCGACAAGGAGAACGAGACGCTCCGCAATGCCTGCACTGAGGTTACCAGCGAGGACGACAGCGATGTGTGCAACCTCGGCTCGCTCAACCTGGGCCGCATCCCCGACCTCGCCACCTTCAAGCAGGTTGTCGAGCTTGGCACCCTGTTCCTCCTGTGTGGCACCCTGAAAGCCCATCTTCCCTACGAGAAGGTCTACAAGGTCCGAGAGAAGAACCGCAGGTTGGGCCTAGGGCTGATGGGTGTTCACGAGTGGCTCATCAAACGCGGTGAGCGTTACGAAGTCACCAACGAGCTTCACCAATGGCTCCATTCATACAAGGAAATTTCCGACAATGTGTCAAGCACCGAGGCCGGGCGACTATCCATATCCAAGCCTGTCGCAAACCGTGCTATCGCCCCTACGGGGAGCATTGGAATCCTCGCCGGTACGTCCACAGGAATCGAACCCATCTTCGCCGTCGCATACAAACGTCGATACCTCAAAGACGGCGACAAGTGGCACTACCAGTACGTCATCGACAGTGCAGCCCAAGAACTCATTGACCAGTATTCCGCCGATCCCGAGAAAATCGAAAGCGCCCTCGACCTAGCCAAGGATTACGAGCGGCGTATCAAGTTCCAAGCTGACGTCCAGGACTATGTGGACATGTCCATTTCCTCGACCATCAACCTCCCCGCTTGGGGGAGCGAATGGAACAACGAGGATACGGTCGGGGATTTTGCTAAGGTTCTCGCTAAGTATGCCCCGAGATTGCGTGGGTTCACCTGTTACCCTGATGGGGCGAGGGGCGGTCAGCCGTTGACTTCGGTAGCGTACTCGGAGGCTAAGGATATGCTCGGGTTCGAGTTCGAGGAAGCTGTATCGACGCACGATATCTGCGATATCTCCGGTAAGGGGGGTAGCTGCGGTGTTTGAACTGGCTCTGGCACTGTCTATATTGGTTCTACTTGGTGCCACCTTGGTGGTGTTTAGTAACCTGTAGGGGAGGGGTGAAAGCCCCTTCCTTATTTTCTAGTCATATTGAGATACACCCATGAAATCTCCCCCTCTGATATCAAATGATTTGATCAAGTACCTAGAGCAAACTTTCCCTATAACTCAAGTTCTCTCTAGTGAAACCCAAGACCAACTTTGGTTCTACAAAGGTATCCATTCAGTCCTTGAACATTTAAAGGTTGTAAAGGATTACCAAGATAAGCAAGGAACCCCTTATATTGTGCAGCGCACCTAAGATTCAAAAGACACCCGCTCCACCGCCTCCGCCGCCCGTGATCGAACAAGTAGCGCCCACGAGACGTCTCGGGGATACTGCTGTAGAATCCCAGCGTAGAGGCACCAAGGATTACCGTGCCGGTAAGCCCTCCCTCACCATTGGTGGTCTTAGTGGTAGCACCAAGACTGGCGTGGGTGGCGTCGGTAGCTGACCGTGAACAAGACCACGGTGGCAGATTCTCCCAAGCTGGTCACCGAAGACGTACTTGAAAAGCGGTACACCCAGCTTGCGGCAACCAGGGACCCCTACCTCCAACGTGCTCGTGAGGCGTCTCTACTGACGATCCCTCACCTGTACCCTGAGGAAGGAACTACGGGTTCCGCCAAGTTCTACAAGCCCTACCAGTCCATCGGCGCTCGTGGCGTGAATAACCTCGCCAACAAGCTCCTCTTGTCTCTACTTCCCCCCAACACCCCCTTCTTCAAGCTGGACGCTGACGACCAGACCATTGCGGAAATCTCCGACGAGAAGGACAGGGCGAAGGTTGAGGAGAAGTTCAACGAAATCGAACGGGCTGTTCAAACCAAGATCGAAACCGGAAACTTCCGTGCTCCGTTTATCTCGGCAATGAAGCTCCTCATCGTCGGGGGCAACGTCCTGATCATCAGGCCCGAGGAAGGAAATACCGTCAGGGTGATCCGTCTCGATAACTACGTTGTTCGTCGGGACAGCCAAGGCAAAGTACTTGAACTGATCATCCGTGAGGATACCCGGTTCGATGATCTACCCGAGGACGTCCAGAAGCTAATCAAAGAGTCGAAGACCTTCGAGGACAAGAACAGCGACGACAGCAAGAACTGCGCCATCTACACGTCCTACAAGCTCGTGAAGGGTCGGTACCAGACGTACCAAGCGGTCAAGGGGATCGAGATTCCCAAGACTCGTGGTTCGTATCCGAAGGACAAGGCCCCGTTCATCGCCCTCCGTTGGACCCACGAGGACAACGAGGATTACGGACGGTCTTACGTCGAGGAATACATCGGTGACCTACAGTCCGCTGAGGGTCTCTCCAAGTCTATCATCGAGTCCGCCGCAGCCGCTGCCAAGGTGGTCATCATGGTCGCCACGAACGGTCTGACCCGAGAGGAAGACGTGGCTGGTGCGGAGAACCTCGATGTGATCGCTGGTCGCGCAGATGACGTCACCATGCTTCAACTCAACAAGCAGGCTGACATGGCCGTGGCGATGAACGTCTTGAACGACATTCTCCAACGTCTCTCGTACGCCTTCCTGATGAATACCGCAGTCCAGCGGAATGCCGAGCGGGTGACCGCTGAGGAAATCAGGGAAATGGTGAAGGAGCTTGAGGATGCCTTGGGTGGAACCTATGCGCTCTTTGCGCAGGAGTTCCAGCTACCCTTCGTCAAGATCATCATGTCCCAGATGGTCAAGGAGAAACGAATCCCCGACCTCGGTGCGCTTAAGAAAATGGGCATCACCGTCGAACCGTCGATCACAACTGGCGTTGAAGCTATTGGCCGAGGCCACGACATGAGCAAGCTGCAAATCTTCATGCAGCAGTTTGTCGCGCCCTTTGGTGAAGCTGCGTTCGCTGAGATTAACCTGGCCGACCTTATGAAGCGTGGCGGGGTTGCACTCGGTATTGACATGGATGGTCTGGTCAAGTCGCCCGAGCAGAAGGAGGCCGAACTGGCCCAGATGCAAGAGCAACAAGATCAGGCTTTGATGAAACAGACAATCGCGGATGCGGCTAAGACTGCCGCTGGCCCCGCTGCCAAGGCCGCGATGGAACAGTCCCCTCAACAAGGATAACCCTAATGACTGAACGTGCCGTTATCGACACGAGCAATGAAACCAAAGGCCCCTCGATCCAAGAGTCTCATGATGCTCTTGTAGAGGAGGGGGTAATTCAGAAGGATGCCACCGAGGGTGAAACCCCCGGTGCTTCTCAGGGGGACGAGAACGGGGCGGGTGGTGAAGACCGCCCGTCCTGGCTACCCGAGAAGTTTGAATCTCCTGAGGACATGGCCAAAGCTTACTCGGAGCTTGAGAAGAAGCTTTCCAAGGGTAAACAGGAAGTAACCTCCGAGGAAACCCAAGGTGCGGCCGAGGAAGCTGTGGAGGCCGCTGGTC